GACTGGCAAATTGCGATTGCTCGCCAAACAGTCCTGTCGAGAAATTGAGTCCAGAAGCCGCTGCCGCGCCGGGATTCATTGCGGCCGGCGTTGTGTAGTTGACGGGATTTTGAGGCGCAGCCTGGCTTTCCGCGCCAGAGAGCTGCCCAAATTGAGCCTCAGGCGTTACGCCGTTCTCAAACGCTCCTAAATTGGACAGGCTTTGCTGAATCCGCCTGTATTGAACGTCCTGCGGGCTGATTCCGCTGCCCAGATAATTTTCTGCCTGCTGCTGCTGGGCCTGCTGCAGTTGGTCGCTGGCCCCCACCAAAGCTGATGACTCCTGAGCGGCAGGCTCGTTTCCGAGGGTGATCCCGTTTTCGGCCTGTCCGGCACGAACCTGATTTTGCACCTCGCGCGTCGCCTCGGGGCCAAGCTGGCCAGAGTTCGCCAGCATGGATTGAACCTGATTTTGCAGGTTAGCCGCCATTGGACGGTTTGGGTTGGCAGTCGCGTCCTGCTGGATTTGGTTAAAAAGCTCCTGATAGGCCGCGTAACCCTGTGGGTCGGACTTTTGCAGGTCGGCCAGCCGCTGCTTAATGTATGCCGGTCCGTAGTTGTTCTGAATGTCAAGCAATGCCTGCGCGGTCTGTGCGCTGACCTGGTTGGCGGCGTCAGCGTTGCTTAATCCGGCGAAATTGTATTGCTGGCCGTTAACGTTTGCAGTCCCGCCGGTCTGCGCCGCCGTGTTCACCGCCCATTCGTTGGGGAAGTTGGAAACGTCGGCCACCTGACCGGCCACGGCGGCAAGGTTTGGGTCAGGCTGCGCTGGCGCGTTGCCGCCGCACTCGCAACACAAAAGCGCACTGATGGGCCGGAGCGGCGCCGGGCCTTCCCATGACAAATAGCGTTGCAGGCGGTCGATGTTCATGGATTCGCCACCCCTCCTACAAATATTTCAGTTTCCCACACCGGCAGGTATCCAAGCTTTTTCATGTGGGGGTTGTACGGGCTTCTCCGATTGCAAGCCATGACAAAGTTTTTAAACCCTTTGGCCTCCATGTGGGCATCGTAAATGCGGGTCAGGTGCAGCGAATCCCGGGCGCTGATTTTCCGGCTGTCATTCCAAACCATGACGAGCGGAACGACCGCCATTGATGCGGCTCCGATAATTTCACCACCCCGCTCCAGCAAATGCGACGGGTGAATAATGCTGTCGTTGTCGGCGCGCGCGGCCGCAATTACACGGTCCCGCTCGGCGGCGTCTTGGATCAATCGAAATTTTGGGAATGGGTTCACGATGTTTCCTTCAGCGGGTTGATAAAAGCGCCGGCAATGATGTTTCGCAGCCAGAACCAGCCCGAGGTTGTTTCCAGCGCCAAATACTGCTCATTGAAAGCGGGTAATCCGCGCACCCCTTTATTGAATTTGCTGGGCGCGGTCGATGCCAGCAAAAACGGAAGTGTTCCCTGGCCAAGAATATCGCCCGTCGGCGCGGTAGTCGCTCCCCAGCTTTTAGCAAGAGCCAGATCGTTGTACAGCCCGATGTTCACCGCCGCATTTCCAGCTGAAAACCGGATTATGGTATTGTAGGCGGTTTTGTTGTTAACTGGCTCCTGAAACTGAAAAGATCGCGTCCAAATCTGGGTGGCGTAACCGGCGTTATTGTCCTGGTACGTCGTGTCTGTGGTGTTGTCCTGCCAGTCCTTCCACTGATTGACCAGCCCGGCAGTGTCACCAAAAAGCAACCGCACAATCCCGGCAAACCGGCTGACCTCGCAACATTGGGCTGTCCAATTGGTCCACGCCCCCATCCACACGCCAAGTTGGCCTTGGGGATTGGTCAGTTTGCCATTGAACACCAGCACGTAATTGTTGGTGGTCGAATCATCCAGCGGAACGAAGAAAAAAGCGAACTCCTGATATTTGATCGCGCAAATGCCAGACCACGCCGCCTGATTGATGCGTTCGATGTACGGCTGAATCGGCTGGCTGATGGGCGCGGTGAGCTGCCACTGACCGGCCGCCGCCTGCATTCGCTGCACGCTTCGCACGCCGTCTTGGGCCATAAACAGCACATCGTTACCATACGCGCACCACGCATCCCGGCCAACGCATCCAATCCCGTACCCGATGTTACCCGGCACGACCCCGGCACTAAACCCGTCAATGTAGCCATTTGCCGGCGTCCCAGACGTTGGAGCCGTGTTGAGCAGCCACACTGAATTGCGCTTCAGAACCGCAATGGTAAACCCCTGCATGGGCGCGAGCGAAACAATCGGGTCACCGTCACCAGCGCCAACCCGGAAATTACCAAGGCCGCCAGAGCCCCAATGACCATCACTGAAATCAAGGAAATCAGACACAAATACCGTATCGTTGGCCGTGCTCACCCCGGCGGCGAACATGCGTGATCCAGCCCAGCAAAGAATCGTGCAGCCAACCGGGGCATCGGTGTTTGTGTTGCCGCACTGGGTAAAGACTGAACCCTGGGTGGGGTCGTAAATCTGGCATTTGCCGCTGCCATCACTGATAAGCATGGTGTTTACACCCATGCACATGGCTACCCTGTCATCAGCCGCCGACGGAGCCCAGTCACTCGAAAGGTCGGTCCACACTCCCGCGGTGTACATTAGCATCTTGGGTGTGCTGCCGGCCGCACCGGTTGCCAACACCTGTTCGTACACCGTGCCGTTGGTGTTGCTGCTGAAAAATCGCAGCGCGTAAACCGCCGTTATTCCAACTATTGGCGGTGTGGCAATCGCCGGTATCGCGTCAGCGCCCGGACGGGTTCTGGCTTCGTAATTGTCGCGCACCATCACATTCAACAGGTGCTGGCATTGGTTGGACGCCAGCAGAGTGCTTTTACGAAATGAATCTTCGCCACCGCTGAAATCCTGCACGTTCTCGAAAGTAAGCGGGTCATCCAGAATCTGGATGTTATACGGCGAATTTAACTGGTCTTGGGAAAACCCGGCCATAGGTCAAAACCATATCCCACGGTTGCTTGACGGCGCGAAAAACGCGTCACCGTAGCCGCTGTCAGGAATGAAGCGGCTGTTGTTGGCCGCCTGGATCGTTTCCAGCTTGGCCAACTCACTTAAAAGCGCGGTGGCCTCGGTGTATTGGCCTTGGGCCTTGCCGTACTGGCGTGAGCGTTCCAGCATGTCGCCCATGGCGTAGGCAATCAGGCAATTGTCCAAATTACGAATGCCCGGCTCTTCGCTGGCAAAATTCAATGGTGTGAATGGCTTCTTGCCCAGCGCCCAGATATATTTCTGAGTGCTCGGCTTTGGGAATAACCGGATTCGTTGATATGACGGTGACCGCAGAACGGCGGGCGCGATCAAGCCCGCTTGCTGGGAAAACACAGACCCAAGGTACGAATTGTAAACGGTGGCTAAAAGGTTCCCGGTCGTGACCGGCTTGAACACGCTTTCAACTTCAATCTGGCCCTGGCCATCAACCGGCGTGAGCGTCAAAGGCAAGCCACCGGTTACAGTGTACCGGTCGGTTTTGTCGCGCCAAGTAACCTTGATTTGAACCGCACCGCTGCCGGTGATGTCGGCTTGGTTATCGCTGGTGATGGTCAGGGTTGCGCCAGGCCCGGTTGATTGGGTGGTGGCAGGCAATTTAACGAGCACAACAGAGCCGAGGTAACCACTCGGGCAAACAATCACCAATGGGCCGGTGCTCGGCATTGAAAATACCAGCCAAGACCCGACCGTTGGCAGCGGGTTCAAATTAACCTGGTTGTCGCCATTGTAGTAGTACGCCCGCTGATATTCCGCCGTGATCATCAGGGCGTAAGACTGCCCAGCAATCAGGTTTTGATACTCAGCGATCCAGACGGGACCGGACGGGCCGTAGCTCGACGGCGCAATTGTATTTGAAGTTGCAAAGTTCGAGGACGGCCTGACCTCAAACCAGTCCGGCGGCAAAATACTGAATTCCGTCGGACTCCCGTACATCGCCCATTTATTGAAAGCATCATAGTCGATGCGAAAATAATGCTCCAATCCGGCAATCTTAACCGACTGGTCGCACGTCCGGAGCCCTACAACCCGGTCCACCTGCTGCGGCAGGTAAAGAATCCCGTCGGCATTATCCAGATTGTTCACCGGATCATAGAGAACCTCGGATATGGCCAGGCTGTCCTTCCACAGATAGGCGTTATAAATCAGCTCATACCGCTTCGACAGAAACAGTGCGCAGGCCGCCTGGTCGTCGGCTTCGACAAGCTGGCTTTTCGTGCAAACATAATTCGTCAGGCCGGCAAGGTTCATTGGGGTGAGATCAGCACATGGACCAGCGGCGATTGAATGAAAGATTCGTCCGAACCGCGCTGTACCGTCGCCCTAATCCGGTTGGTGGTGATCAGGTCGTCGTCAGCGATATTGACAATCAATGGGTTTGGCCCGGATAGCTGTTGTATTGAACTGGCCGTCATGTAATACAACGCGCTGGCTGCCGGCGTCCTAAACCAAACATCATACACACCGGTTCGCACGGTGTTGGGGGCGGCAGGAGTCGTCACCTGCACGGCATCGGCGTTGAAGCCGGTGAAGTTGGTCAGGTACAGCATCACGTTTGCTGTTTGCGCCCCACCGCTGCCGGTGATGGCGATATAATTGGTTGAGCTTCCGTTTTGCAGGTAGGTCGCTGCGGATACGTAATTGCTGAACACGTGCGCCCAGTTGCCGCCAATTCCGTTGTTGGTGGCCACGCAAACTATGTAATACGCCAGATTGGTCTGCATGCCGCCAAACAGGCTTACGCCGTTCGTGATGAAGCTGACGGCGTAAATTTGATTCGTGGCAAAGAAGTTTGTCCCCCACCCGCTGGCCGGGTTGGTCATGATGCAAATAGTGCCGTTAACCGTGCTCGTGACATTGCTCACCGACATGCTCAGCGGGATTCCGGAAAACTGGCACCGGGCGTAAGTGTACGGCGGGAAAGCGTTCTGATTGGTCATCCACTGAAAGATGGAATTGAGAGAAGCGGTGGTGTTCGTCTGCTGCGGGCCGGACATGATCGGGATTGAATCCGTCGCGCTCAACGTCGGCGCGTTCGTTATGGACGGAATGAAAAGGTTGGTGATGGGAAAAGCAGACTGGGTGCCCCAAGCATTCGTAAATCCGTAAGTATTTGTCCCAGTCACAGTTTGCGGAGCGAAAACTTGGGCGTTCACGAAGGCAAACCCGTTTGTGTTCAACTGGCCGCTTGCGCCGGCGAACAAGTTGGAGAGCGAAAGGCTGTAGGGCACGCCATTGGTGTCAAACACGATCAACTGAACGGCGTTCGTAATGTAATAGGGATTCGGCTGCGCCGCCGGGTAGGCGCTCAGGGTATTTGAAAGGTTCAACAGCCCTGGAACAATCCACGGCGAAAGCGCGGTTGCCAAGTTGGTCAGGCTGGCCTTAAACAGCACAAAGTTTGTGCTGTCATACCCGAGAAAAAAGCTGTTGGTTGTAATCTGACCAGCCGCATACGGCACCTGGTTGTTGACCAGTGCGTTATTTTGGAACACCGCAGCATTTCCGGACAATTGGTGAAACGTTCCGGAGGCGGCGGAGTAAACGAGCAAAATATCCGTCGGCGTCAGGTTAGTCTGGCTCACCTTGGACGTGTAGAACGAGGCGTTGATGATTGCCTGACTGACGAGCTGGGCGAGCTGCGCAGCTGTGAGGCGTTGACCATCCGTAAGCGTGATCCCGGGCGTAATATCGCCCGCGCTCGCGTCAAGAGCCAAGCACGCCATTAAAACGGCAAAGAATCGCTTCAAATTTTCCATGTTTCCTTCAGTTGATTGACCGACCATCCGGCATCTTTAGCGATGCGTTTGGCGTCATATTGGGATTCGAGTTGCTTTAGCGCCCGCGGCACCGCTGCATCCGCACTTTGAGGATCCAAAGCCTCATGACCCGCGACGCGGCAGGATGTGCGCGAAACAACCCGGCGAAAGCCTGGCGGGCATTCGTCGCGTCGGCCAACGGTGCGGAATTCTTCCACAACCTGACCGGTGCGCTGGTTTTCAAATTCGTAGAGTGGCATAATCAAGACCGGTCCTGTTTGAACGAGCCCGCACCACACAACCGAACCGCTTCGTAAATGACATCTACCGAGACCGGACCTACACCGCTTGCTTCCATAGCCTCTTTGAGCAGCAAATCGCATAGCGGCCTGTCGGTGGCGTGGGGGAATGCTTTTAATCCATCTGCCAGTTGCAGAGTGTTCTGGTAGGCAGCGTCATGAAGCACTGCTGCCAGCCAATAACGCCCGAACGGCGGCAGTTTGGCCCAGAATATCGCCGGAATGCTTGCGCCATCCGTGGCCGCACCAACTGGAATGCGGTAAAGCACTCCACTGCGGGACAGATACTCCACCGGCTGCGTGGCTTTCCAGTTCCGCCCATCTTGGTCGCAGATGCCAGCGTAGTACAGTGATTGGAAACCGGTTTGCATCACATGTGACCGGTCGCATGCAGGCCGCCCAAAATATCCACCCCGGCCCGGTCGCTGGTATTGGCCACCACGACACCGGCTCCGATTTTCCAATGGGCGTTGATGGTCCATTCCTTTTCAAAGCCGCTGAATGCGTAGTTGGCTGGGTTGCGCGTGATAAAATCGTAAACCACGCCATCCCCCGCGAATGCCGTAGCGTTGCCGATAACCGGGTAATCCTTCGTGATGCCATAAGACAGGTTCGCGCCGCCCTCGTACCATTGGGAGCCGATGTGTGCGATGATGGCACCGATGCGCACGCCGTTGGTCATGGGCACGGTGAGGATGCCCGCGAACACGAGATTTTTGGTGGACGTGTTCACACCGCCGCCGAGCTGAAGCGTTGCCTGCGAATCGGCCAGAGCGTAAGGCTTGGCGGTCAGGGCGTCGTGATACAGATCGACTCCAGCGGCTTCCAAGTCGCCGATGAGACTGCCTGAGCCTATCGATGGCGGGAGCAGATCAGGAACGTTAGTCGCTATTGTCTGCGCGTGGCACGCAACCGCGGTCAGGGTGGCGATGGCAAGGATGATGAGCGATTTGTTGATTTTCATGGTTTCGTTTGGTTTGTTTGATCTTCCCCCTCCTTGGGGAGCGGAGATTGTTTCAGATAGAAAAAAAGACTGCTAAGGCCACCGGAAATCAGAATGATCCCCAACGCCTTAAAATTAAGGTTTGGCACGTCAACACCAGCCGCCTTAGCGCCAGCCATGCCCAACCATGCGCTGCCGGAGGTTGCGGCTCCGCCAATAACGGCAGAACCCAATGAATAGAGCCATTGCTTCACCGGTTTCATAATTTCTTCTTCACCTCATTCAGGACTGCCGTATTGGTTGCCACCACTTCCCCAAGCCGCTCGCAGCTCTCAATATGCCGGTCGGTAATCTGCGTCAGGCGATTCCCCTGCTTCTCGAGATATGCAACCATCCAGCGCCATATCGCCAGCAACACAACGCCCAACACCACCAGGGCGGCTATAAAAAGCCAGTGGTCGTTCTGCTGGCTCGCGCGGTCGATTTGGTCAAGTGTTGGCATGGAAAACAGCGAATGAGATTTTGGTTTTCATTGGTTAGGGTAAAATGCCGCCGCCAGACGCGCCCAAATAGGTTGCGCTAAACACGCCTAGGTTATATACCCACACCACCGTGGCCAGTCCATTGCTGTCAACCAGGCCATGGTTGAATGTGGCCGCATTCAGGCCGTTTGTAGCAAAGAAAATGTTTGTGGCGTACGGGTAGTTTGAGGTCCATGAGTAGGAAATGGCTTGTGTGTTAAATTTCACAATCAGATTGGTGTCAACCTGTGCGTTGCCATTGACTTCAAGGGGCTGGGCAAGTGCCGTGGTGTTGGGGATGTTTATCCCCACATACCCACCGTAGGGGTTTAGATAAAGACTGTTGGTGGTGGCTCCGGAACCTGTTTCAGCCTGAATTATTCCATTGTGCGAAAGGTCAGTTGTGATGACCACCGCCACAATCGGAACAGAGTTGTTTCCTTCAAACACCCGACAGGCATAATACCAAACCGACTGAGCGGAGTTTGGGGCAGAGTCATTCCTGTTAACCTGATCAATAATGCCGCGCGTAAAAGCGTTGTTGGTGCCGTATTCGATTATCTGGGCGTTTTCGTTCTGCACCCCGTAGGCGTCAGTCCAAAAATATAGCTTGCTGAATGCCCCGACATTCGGAAAACGGCCCGTGCCAATCGGGCCGGGCGCTTGAGCTAAATGAACATCTTCAGCTTGCCTGGTTAGAGACTGGGAGAATGGGGGCAAAGTTCCAACACCCTGCTGGTAGGCATACGTTCCAATCACATGATAGCCATCATCAACGAAGTGTTCACCATCAGAAGCCATCAACGTTGCTGGCAACACGCCGTTCGTCAGCGACCAGTAATTTAAAGCGTTGTTGGTGTCGCCCTGGTAACGCATCCAATTGTACAAATCAATGAACTTATTCGCGTAAACCGATGCAAGGAATGCGTTGCAATTGGTCATGTTTTGGCGAGTCGAAGAACCATATCCCTCGTTTGTCTCGCCCATGATTGACATGAGCCAGTAATTCGAAACTGAATGGTACGCCAGCATGTTGGCGTAATTCGTACCAAGGTTGTTGGTATTAAACGCCGTTCCATCGTTACGCCCCATCATGAAGTAAGTTGGCCAGTTGGAAAACTGGATTGACGGGTTGTTCGTGATGAACGCGATGTAGTTCGTGCAAATCAAATATGAGTTGGCCCCAGAGATACCAAGATTAATTACATTGGCATTGGCCAATGATCCAACCACGGAAGGATACGACCAATTCACCGCGCCGCTTCCTGCTGTTTGGCTGTCACCGACGAAAATAATGGTGTTCGTAGAAAATACCGATGCGAGTTGAAGCTGATTCGATCCAAGAACCGAAACAACGATATTTGTGGCCGCCTGCGCGGACACTCCGTTTATGGATACACCAGCCCGGGCAAACGTGGCGAGCACAAGTAGAACTGCAAAGATTAAACGTTTCATCGCGCAAGGATGGCTTGAAAGCTGCAGTTGGTTGTGCCCAAGGTCAGCACGTCGGGCGTGGTCGAGTTGGCTACGGCTAAAGTATCCAAATCCTCCCCGTAGAAGCTGAAATCGAAGCTGTAATTTTGCTGAGCTCCGACGGCAAAGGAATGCTTGGCCAGCATGCCATTGTTGGGCACGGCGTTCGTCTGGAAAAGCATGACGTACTGAGCGGGGCCATTGTTGTAACCGCAAAGCGTGTACAACTTGACCGGGCTGGTCGCCACGATCAGCGAGTTTGTCAACGTCGCATTGCCGATGGAAATTGTCTGGGGAGGCGGCGTTGCAAGTGCGCCGAGCGCAGTCATAAAAACCGCCAGCATCAATGCAAATTTGTGTTTCATAAAATTGGTTGGCTGGATATGCCGCCAGCCGCGGCTGCTCAATTACTGCGGCATCATGGATTGCGCCTGCGCCCGCAGGTCTTCGCCCTCACTATCAGCCTCATCACCGCCTGATTGATCGTCTGGCGTCGGTGTTTCCTCGCCACCATCCAGCGGCTTTCCGTTTATGGCGCTCGGCTTCACGCACGCCTGATCGCCGGAAATGCTCACGACTTCGTAATCGACCTGCATGGTCCCGGTATCACCAACCTCGGGCGAAACCATTTGTTCCGAGTCGTCTGGCTGTGCCAGGGATGCGAGGGGGACGTTGACGCACCCGTCCGGTGTAGCCGCTGGCGGCTGGGCAGAACTTGTGGCGTCGGACGGGTTCGGGTAATCCAAGCCTTGACCACCCGCCGGCATGATCGAGGCGGATTTCACGGCGCGTAGAGGGAGTTGGCTGCATTGATGGTTGCGGAGTTCGTGGCCGTGCCCGTGCCGCTCAAAATCAGCATTGGCTTTCGCCGCTCGCCGGAAATGATGCCTGGGCCAGTCAGGCTGATGGTTGCGTTACCCACCGGGATGGATCCTCGGTAAAGCCCCATTGGCCAAATCACGTCGTTGGCATAATACGTGGCCGCCGTGGCAACCGCTGTATTGATCGACCAGGTGTAGTTGGTGGTCCCGGGGGTGTTTGTGTTGGTGGTCCATGGCGTAGGATTGATGGAGGCCAAAACCGCCAGCTCATACGTCGTTGGGTCGCCTTTGTGCTCAAATACAAGGAACTGGCCCGGCACGAGCCCGTTGGTGTAGCTCACAATGTTGGTCACGCCAAAGTTGGTGACTTGCAGCGTGCATAGCGGATTCGTTGGCGTCAGGAACTGCAGCAACGCGCTGGCGTTGATGCCGGTGGCGTTGATGTAGGTAAGCACCGGCTGCGCCCCCGTCTGACCGCCGACGTCGGTTTGCTCGGAAATGACCGCGTAGTTGGTGGTGGAAGTCAGGTACTGCTGGTTGCCGGTCGCATACTGGGAGTAACCGACATTGGCCGAAGCCGACAGGGTGAGCCCGAGCAGGCAAAGCCCGGTCAAGGCAAGGTTTTTGATAATATTCATACTTTTTAAATGGTTGTTTAGTTGGTGAGTTGGGCGGGGAGCAGTCCCCGCCCGTCAATCATCAGGCAAACGTGGATTTGCAACGGAGAATGCCAAGGTGGGGCAAATCAGTGACTTCGTTGGTCCACAACAGGCCGGCCTGGTAATAAGCCTTCCATGCGATGGTGGTTTGCTGGTTGGCCGGGTCACTCTTGTCTGGCTTGTCCAAGACAATCAGGCTGGGCGCATACGGGTCACTGCCCGCTTTCATGCCGCTCAGTTTGGGCACGCCAAACGCCTCGGCGCCGAGGTAGATGCACGAGTAGATATTGTTCGCAATCGTGCCATTCGGGTCTGGGCTATAGACGCCATACGCAGCATTGGGATTGCCATTGTTGACGTTGACGCCCTCGATGAACGGAGATTGATGCTCAACGAAGTCGCAACCATCCAGCGTGAAATCAACCCACTGGTCGAGCGTTCCGGCCGCCTTGTTGTTGTTATACTGCGCCTGGGCGATCCAAACAGAATCCTGACGCAAGTCACCCATGACCTCAGGCGCAATCAGGGCCTTGAATTTGCCATTGATCATCGGTACGCCAGGCACGCCGCCGACCCCTTTCAGGCGCGTCACCATGCCCAAGTGGGCGGCGCGGGTGATCTTGCCGTTGCTGTTGGAGACGGTGGTGGCGAGCGCTGTCCAATCATTGGCGCTGTTGAGCGTGTTGGTCACGCCCGCAAAACGCTCGAAATTCGTGTTCGATGCGTACATGGTCTTTTGACCGGCCGGAATTGGGTTTGGTGTTCCGTCGGCATCATTCACACCAGGGCTGGAGCAAATGGCGTGCGAACAAACAAAATCCAGATCGAGCGCAGCATCAGCGCCCATGGTCTTGCTGTTCACGGTGAGCGTGTCAAACAAGTCCACCGCGCGCACGATGTCGGAAATGCTGGTCAGGTCGCCGCGTTGCGCGAGCTGGATATCAATGTATCCAATGTTAGCACCGCCTGTTTGCGGGGTCAGTGGCGTGCCTTCAGTTAAGGCGCGAGGGCCGCTGGTAGCCGTGCCCTTCTTCGCCCGGCGAGGACGGAAAAAGCGGATGGTGGTTGCCGCTGAATTGGCTGGTAGTTCCTTCGCGGTGCCGTAGCGGCCCAAACGAAGGTTGAAAGTCAGAGCCTGAAGCAACTGGCGTGAGAAGTATTTCTGCTGCCGATTTGCGAAATCGGCGGGGGACGTTGTTAAAATTGTGGGAGCACCCATATAAAATGGGCGAGGGCGTTACCAGATCACGAAAGCCCGACAGCCATTTGGCGCAATTCCGCTTCTTCGTCCGCGTCAGTTTTCGCGGATGCTGCAGGCATTTGCTGCACTGCTGCGGAACCACCACCGGGGGCGGTCAGAGCTTCGAGTTCCTTAACCCTCGCTCGTAACTGCCCCAATTCCGTTTCCATGCCCGGCACACGTTCGGCGGCGGTCTCTGCCGCCACGAGTCTGGCCACGTCGTAAAAAAGAGCCGGATGCTCGTTGGCGTCAAACCCGCGCTGCCGCAAGTTTTGCAACATGCCCGCCATCTTCTGTTGAAACGGGCTTTTATCCTGCCCAAGTTCCGGCCATTTCTTGGCTGCTTCCACCAAGTAATGCTGTTTTTGCCGTGCCATTTCAGCCTTGTGCTGCTCCAGCGTCTTGTCCGGATTCGCGCGCAAATGGGCTGCCATGCCCTGCATTTGCTTGGCGGTATGCTTTTCCGCCGCAATCTGCTCGCGAATATCCTGCGCTTTGTCCCTGGCCTGTCCAGCCTCGCGGGACTTGCCTTCATCCTCCAGCTTCTGAGCCCGGCTTTCCAAGCCGTCCGCCTGCAACTCCAGCGCCGAAAGTCCGGCGAGTTTGTTGGTGGCGGCCTGTTCGTACTGCTCGGGTGTATATCGCTGGTTGACTCTGGCGCGATCGACTTGCAATCGTGTGCGCTCCTGCTGGAGCGCATTGCGTTCAGTGGTGAACTGATCACGCTGGGCTTTGAGCTCGGCTTTTTCCTCGTTCAGCTTTTTCCAGGAATCATCCCGGCGCTGCTGGTCGGCTTTGAACTTGGACTGCTTTTCACCCGGCTTGGGTGTGGCGTCCGGCTTCGTTTCAACATCCGTCTTTTTTTCCGCGGCCTCGGCTGGCTTTGCATCCGCCGCCGAAGGTGTGTCGGTTGAAATTGGTTTTGGGGCTTCTGCGCCGTCGCTTGCTAGTGGAGTCGCCTGAGGCTCCTCACTCGGTTCAGGCTGCGTCAATTCAGTCTGCGCAATGGATGTTTCTGAAGCTTCGGCAGCTTCGAGTCTTGCCATGGCGTCGGACAAATCGGGCATTTCAGCAATCGCAGGCATAATCAGGTGAACGAATAAATTTCAGCACTTTGGGCATCGTTCGTGCCCTCGGCTGCATTGGTTTTTTTGGCCTGAGCGCCGGCCAACCGCGAAAACATTTCATCGCTGCCCAAAGAGAGCATCCACGTGATAAACTCGTTAATTCCGTGCGCCACACCACCGCTATGAGCGATGTTCATGGGTTCGGCGCAAGCCGTGGCTGCATTCGCATTCGCCATGCACCTGGCTTTTTCGAGCAGATTCTGACCTGCTGGAGATTTCAGAAACCGTGCCAGATGAGCACAATCTTCGCTGGTCCAGTCAACCGGAATGGGGAGCCGGGGAAAGCTGGGAGGAACTTTCGAAACCTTCACCGGCCGGCGCAACACAAACCCGGCAGTCAGACCCAACCCAAGGCCAACCACTAAAAATGTTGCCGCCAAAAGTATCATCGAATTACTTTTTACCACGCTTTTGCCCCTTGTCATCAACAGAAAGGTGAACCCGCTTTTGCAATTCTTCGAGCGGATACGCCACAGGAAAGCTGAATTTGGTGATGATCCTGGGATTGTCCCAAACGATTTCAATGCCGCTTTTGTCGTCCTTAAGCTTGACGGAGTGAACATAAGAACCGGACGGAAGCGCGGATAAAACCTCTTGGACGGCGACGGGGATGGTGGTGACAAGTTTGCTCATTGTGGGGGTGTTGGTTGGGGTTGCACGCCAGGTGTCATCGGCGCTTTTTCCATTTGCGAAAGCTGGGCGGCAATCTGCCTGGCGGCCGCTGGGTTTTGCTGAGCCAGAGCCTGAAGGTGCTGTTGCAAGTGCTGTTGCACGCGTTGTTTTGCATGGGGATCAACAGGCGTTCCCAAAGTGCCGGCGGCGTGCATCCAGTCAACGATTGCCTTAATCCGGGAGGCGTGGTCTTCCCCTGGCATGACCTGCGCGGGGAATGGAGGCTTGCCAGAGCCAGGCGCAAGCAAAGAATTAATTTCAACAGCTTCATCTTCATACTCGTTCGCCCCTTTCAGATTTGTATCCACGAAGGCTTTTTGCGCCATGCGCGCGTCGTATTTGGTCAGCGCGTTCTTGGTTAGGACGGCCGGGTCAACATTGGGGTTGCCTTGAAACGCCTGAAGTCCGGACATTGCCTTTTGAAACGAGGCCAGCTTGTTCCATGCATCCGGCGCACCGTCCGGAACGAGAATGTACGAATCATGCAGGGCTTGCTGTGGCAGACTACTAACTGAACCGGCGGCGAAATAGGTAAAATCACGCTCTTTAAACTGGCAAATCACACCCCAAACATGGGTGTAGAGCTTGGCTAAATCCTCGCGGAACATTTCGGCATTGTCGTTGCCGCCAGATTGCTGCAACGCGGCGATGCGCTGATTTTCGGTCGCTGTGCGCGGCTTGCCGCCGGTCTGGCTGGGCTCGCCCGGGCTAGCAATGCCGAAGTCCGGAGACTGGCTCTGCTGCTCCCCAATCGACTGCGCAAACGCAAGCTCTCGGTCAAAGTCAATCGGCGGCGGTCCTTGTTGCACGTTCTTAATGTTGCCTGGTATATACTCGCCCGGCTGCCAGCGGTAATTGGCAGAGTTGACAATTTCCTTGTCGCCCGTGTACAGCGGTCGATTAGCAAATGTCATGGCATCCGCCTTTTCGTTCCACAGCTTGGTCATGTACTGCTCGACCGGTGCCAGCAAATCACCAAGGCCGCGGGGCGCATACCAGCCGTCATTGATGACCTCCATTTGGAACGAGAAAAACGGCACGCTTGGCTTGTTCGCCACCTTGTAAGGCACACCGTAAGGCTTCCGCAACTGAATGTCGGGTGCCATGGGGCAGTACGTGTAAACCGTCCATCCTCCAGCCGACTTCCGGTAATGCTCGTACACTAGGATTTGGTTTTGCTGCCGGGTAAAGCTAATGCCTTCTTGCAGGCGAACATCCTGCTCGTAGATGCCGATTGACTGCCATTCTTTGGATCCGCGAATGCGCTTCACGGCGCCGTCAGACGTGTCCCACCTCGGGTCAAGCCGTTTGTAGCCCTCAACCGTGAACTGGCGAACATGGACAAACTCGTCCGCGTCCTCGAATGAGGCCGCCTCCTGCGGCATCAAGATGAACATCGGGTTGATAGATTCGAACACGAGTTTGTAGCCGTCGAGAGGATTAACAGTGGCCTTGATGGCACCGCGCCCCGTCAAAAGCATGGTGTCGATCATGGTGCGCATCGAGCGCAGGTAATTCGACCGGTTGCGCAACAGAAAATCAAAGTAATCTGCCGCAGCCTCTGAAATGCTTTCAGACTGCTGCCGCAGTGCCGTGAAGACGCAAAGGCGGTCGCCGCTGGTTAGTTGCCCCATCCAGAACGGTTTGATTTTCCGAATCGCCATATCGATCATCGGGTAATGAGCGTCGGCGGCGGTGGCAAACGGCTTGTTAAGGCGGGGTAACCCGTCGTGCCGCATGCGATAGAACAAACGCTGCTTGTTCTCCCAGATAAGGCGCTCGGTCAAAATGCGGCCGGCGGATTCAGCAAGTTCTTTCATTGAAAATATCTCCGTTCCGAAGACCCTGCGGTTTGATCTTCATACTGTGCTTCAGGCGTTGGATCCATTCGAATTAAGGCAATTGGCGTAGCTTGTGGTGGCGGCATAAGACAACCCAAAGCCGCATCCGCCTCGTCCGGGCTTGAGCCAACGCGTTTTTTGTAGTCCTCTTTGCGTTCAACTTCGAGTTGGCCGGAGCTGTTCCATTTCGCTTTGCGTCCGACAATTTGCGCCTTTAAGTCCGGGTCAGACGGCCAAATGTACTGGCAAGCTTTAAGTTTTTTCACACCCTCACCCCAAACCTCCGAAATTTTATTCCGATAACCATTTCCAAAGCGCTCTTCACTGCCACCGTGAAACTCGTTGATGCTCCAGCCCAGCTCGCGGATGCGGTGGTACATTGGCAGGCCCAAGCCGTCCGCGTCTCCACTGATTTCAACATCGCGCAAGCCCGTTTCCTTGCGCGTGTCGACGAACAAACCGACAAACCGGCCAACTGCGGCCATGGTGTCGCGCTCAACCCATTTGTGTTTCAGGGTCACGCGGTTGCCCAAGCGATGTGCGAAAACATTTTTGTCCCGGCCGGCCGCGAAGTCGCAGAAACCGTGCTGCTGGCCGTTCATTGAGTTAAAGACCGGCTGATTCTCAAGCATTCGGTCATACTCACCGAGCGACATGATGGCGTCCTGAACAGTCTGGCTAAAATTGCCAAAAACCGTTGATTGCACGAAAGGATTGTCTTCGCCGTGCTTGTCGATGAGCCGCTGAATGTCGGCGCGGTCGAGCCAGTAGCCATCCTCGGCCAGGCATTCCATGCGGGTCAGCTTATGGTGTGTGTAGTGTCGGGCCGCGCTGGTCTCCATCTCGTAGAACGAGCCTTGCGGGTCTCCCGGCGAGCCGATGGCCGCAAAAAATGTCGGGTTGCAACGATCCTCGGCTGCTTTGCAAATTTCAGGGGAAACCCCCTGGCACTCATCAATGGCGATAAACAACGGCCTGTCTGCGTCTTTGTGGTACCCTTGAAAATAATGCTCGTTTTTGGTTGAAACACCGTGATACGCGTCCACCCAATTTTTATTTTTTGCATCATACCGTTTAATGCCGGTCGCCTGAAACTGCCATTTGTTGGGATCAAACAGGTGCGCGTAAGAATTCAAGGATGGAATCAACTGGCCCTCAATCTGACGCCATACGCCGGCAGTGGAAACCACAACGCAATCCAGAATTTCGACGGCGTACAGAATCGCGGCGGTTAGCACGCGCCGGGTCTTGCCAACCTCGTTGGCGCATCGGATGACGACACGAGACCTAGGTTTAAAAATATCGCGCAGCATCGCCGTCTGCTTGGGGTGCAACCGCATCCCAAGCCGAACCTCAGCGTAGCCGTCGGGCGTTGCCAGCTTTTCGGCGCGCGCGCGGACGGATTTGTCAGCCATGGCTTCAGCGACAGTCATTTGCTCTTCGCTTTCTGCTTGGCCAGCTCCAAAGCCACCTGCTCGCCGACGTCGAGTTTTACGGTCAATTCCATTTCAGAATTGCGCCATTTTTTGCCCTGCCTGTTTTTGAGCCAGAAAATCAACGATGTCGCATCTGGAGGATAGTGCTTAATAATTGGCGTTTGGACTATTTCTGAAATTCCATCACCGACCGAAACGGTTCTAATATCAACATCGTTATGGCTGTAACCCAAAGCTCGCGCATAAAGCGACTCAACAACCTTGCTGTCAGCCTCTTCCTTTCCGGATTTTATGGACTCCAAAAACTTTGGGTGTTTATGCTTCCAATTATTCAAGGTGGACTCAGGGACGCCGAAGTGAATCGCCAACTCGGCATCAGTCGCACCGAGCAGGCACATGCGAAACGCCATACGGCAATACTCAACACGGTAAAGCGTTGGTCTGCCATTCGGTTTCTTGTCAGCACGTTTCGTCACTTTGGCCATTTCAACCCAATTTCCCAATTTTGCAATCACCCAAAGGTGAACCCAAATTAGCAGTTCGCCCCTTGCCGTGCACGATCACAAACCCCGTTCTCTCAATCCACTCCCTGGCGGTTTCAGCGTCCGTAGTGCCGTCTTGGAAACGATAGCCGGCGGACACCATCCACCGGACATACCGAACCGAACGCCCCAGAGCCGCGGCCAACTGCTTCGGTGTGAGCTGCTCGTTTTTCACTCAAACTCCACCCACGTCTGCTCAGCGTACTGCGCCGCGGTCGTCTTGATCCTGCCCTCCTTGGCAGCGCACTCCACCTCGGCCACCACACGCTCGCACTTGGTGCCATCGCGCTTAATCCTTCCCATCCACTTTTGCCGGTCATTTTCCCACCCCACCCCAAGCGCGGCGTGGAAACGGGCGGTTAGTGCGGCTTGTTCGGGGCTGAATGACGGCGCATGGCGCTTGCTGGAAGCTTTGTGGTCTTTATGGATGGAGACTGGAGACTGGAGACTGGAGACTGGAGAGCCATTTTTTGGCATCGGTTTGGCATCGGTTTGGCATTGCTTAGGCAATGCTTGAGCATTGCTTAGGCATTGCTTGTGCCATCGGGCTTCAGCCCCGGAACGACCCCGACTGGTCATCGCCTGGCGGAACTCATTTTGCTCATCCCGCACCTTTTCAAGCCGTGGATTTTTACCACCCGGAAACTTGGAAAGCACCAAATCAGTGACCTTGCAGCCTGCGATGCGGTCACACGTCTTGCGGTCATCCGGGATCGATTCGCGTCCCCATTCGTAGCACAGCAGGCGGATGTATGCACCGACCTCTTGGGCGCTCATATCTATGGTGCCGCCCAAAAAATCATCCACGTAAAATTGAAATGCCGGAGGTTTGTTCATTTTAAAACATCACTTTCGCCAAAACTAACCCCCGCCACCGAAGTCCTTCTTAACAGCCTGAGCACTGCCGGCCGGCCAGAGTTTGGTTGCCCGCAAACGCGCGACCTCTGAACGGCGGAATATTGGATTCCATTAAGGCACTTGCCCTCATCCGCTTCACGGCGCGGCAGGCATTGGCTGAAGTCCTTCTGAGTGGTGGTGGGGAAGATCATAAACTTTCCATCACGGCCTTGATAAATTCCGCCGCCAAAACCGGATTAATGGCGTTGCCTGCGCCCTTTAAAAGCGGCACGCGGCCAGGCACTTTTCCGGCGAGTGGAAACGAGGCAATGGCGTTCATGATTATTTCTTTTTCTTCTTCGCTCGCATGGCTGAACGAATCCCGCAAAGCCCCCATTCCACCGGGAAACCCATCAACCAAAGGCTGAAGAACGGATTCAGGCTCCGGGATACGCCGCGCTTTTCCGTCCCGGCAGGGGATGATGTCGAATTGAGACCAGAAACCTGCCACCCCAAATATTCCGTCGTCCGGCCCGTCGCCTCCCGGCTCGGCCTTGGCGGCCCATCCGGCTCGTGTGTCGCTGGGGTTGTCCACCCCGCCATCACCACTTGCTGACTCAATGGAACCCCCGTGTCGTGCGGCCTCGGCGGTTTGTTGCCCTGGCTGTGATCCTGTGCCGTAGGGCTGACCCAGCCCGCCAATTGCGCCACTCGCGGTAACTGGTCCAGCCGCGCGCGCTCCGTCCCGTCCGGGTTCGTTCCTGTCGTGCTCATGCCGGGCGTGTCCTTCCAGTCGCGGCTGCTCGGAGTGGGCCAGCCCCCCCCCGATTATGGTCTGAGCTATCGCGCCCAATCCGTGACCCGATGACGATCCTAGCGGAGC